GGTAGCTACCGACGTGCTAAGCATCGAGGTTCGGATGGCTCTATTAGATGAGCTGTCAAATGCTAACAAGGCTCGATGGGAACTGGCCAGGATACTATTGAATGACGAGGTGACCGGCGACATCGAGGCGCTGCATATCGAATGTGTCGAGGCTGCTAAGAGGCTGAAGGCTGAGGCTGAGGGTTGACGATAGAACTGTGTGTGTAACGTCCTGTCTCGACCGAGCTACGCGCGAGAGCTGGCCGGCTGATCGGCAGCTCAGCCTGGCTGTATCGAGGCACCCCCAGGCTTTTGTTTCGCGACTGGTTGGCGACTGGCGGAGCTAAGCTATTGAAAGGAATGGCGTGGCGCGTGGAACCGTTCCACTGACCCGGCGCGGGGCCTGCGATCTGCCGCATTTTTCGCGATCGAGGCCCCCCCACCCCCCGAAAAACCGCCCGCCGCTCTGTAGCGTTAATTATACCGGCCCAAGGGAGGCTCACACACATTGACGAACATCGCCATCCCCTACACACCCCGCCCTCTCCAGGCCGAGCTGCACAGCGCCCTGGATGACTATCGCTGGGCTGTCGTAGTTTGCCACCGCAGGTTCGGCAAGACGGTGATGGCCATCAACCACCTGCTGCGTCATGCGGTGCTATGCGGCCTGCCCAACCCGCGTGTGGCCTATATCGGCCCCACATTCCGGCAGGCCAAGATGGTCGCCTTCGATTATTGCAAGCAATTCGCTGCAGATATACCTGGCGTCAAGTTCCATGAGACGGAGCTGCGCGTTGATCTGCCTAATTCCAGCCGCATACAGCTGCTAGGCGCTGAGAACCCTGACAGCTTGCGGGGCATCTATCTGGACTACGCTGTTCTGGATGAGATGGCCATGATGCCTGAGAACCTGTTTCCTGAGATCGTCAGGCCGGCGCTGTCGGACCGCAAGGGCAGGGCGCTGTTTATAGGTACGCCGCAAGGCCACAATGCTTTTTATGACCTCTACGAGCGCGCTGTAGGCGATAAGGCCTGGTATACGAAGGTCTACAGGGCATCCGAGACTGGCGTCGTAGACGCCGAGGAACTGGAAGCTGCGGCCACGATGATGACGCAGGACCAGTATGAGCAGGAATTTGAGTGCAGTTGGGTTGCCAATGTACCCGGCTCGATCTACGGCAAGGAAATGCAAGACGCCCTTGAAGACGACCGCATTGGCGATTGTCCGTATGATCCATCGATGCCGGTCGATAGCTGGTGGGATTTGGGCATTGGCGACAGTACAGCCATAATATTTACGCAGCAGACGCGCGGAGGCTCGGTTCGTGTTATCGATTGTTACGAGGCCCGCAATGAGGGCCTGCCGCACTATGTCGAAATGCTGAGGTCGCGCGGCTACCTGTATGGTACGCATAACGGCCCGCATGACCTTGAGGTGCGAGAATTGGGCACAGGGAAAAGTCGGCGCGAAATAGCATATGATCTTGGCCTGAACTTCCGCGTTGTGCCCAAACTCGGCCTTGAGGACGGAATACACGCAGCCCAGATGCTGCTGCCCAGGTGCATCTTCGATGCTGACGCCTGTAAGCCGCTGCTGGAAGCAATGCGCCAGTACCATAGGGCGTATAACCAGAAGACCCGCACCTTCAGGCTGTCGCCGGTCCATGACTGGTCTAGCCATTATGCAGATGCTTTTAGATATTTAGCCATCGGCCTGCGCGAGATGCGTGCAGATCGCACGCCGCCACAGGCCTTTGCCGACAATTCGTATAGCCCGTTAGCCGCAACCGTATAGGAACACCATGGGATTTCTAAGACCCGACCCACCGCCGCCGCCACCGCCGGCACCACCGCCGGCTGCTGTCCAGCCGGTCGTGAAATCAACAACGGATGTTGCTGACAAGAAGGTCGATCCCTACGATCCGATCACTGAAGACGATATTGGTGAGGGCGAAACAGTCAGGCCGGAATCGGCCACCAGGACGCGCAGCGTCGAGGAAGCCGAGCGCCGCCGGCTGGCGCGCAAGCGCGGCAAGCATGGTAAGGCGACGATCCTGACCAGTCCGCGAGGTTTGCTCGATGAGGCCCCTGTCTTGCGCCGCACGCTGATTGGCGGGGCCTCAAAGGCGTAGTTAGCGCCCTGACAAGCCGTATAAGCGCCGGATCGCAACCGTTCGATACCCTGGCCTACCTGAGAAAACCGGCCTTGTAAGGGGCCTACAGGACGCCGCGGTGGAAAATACAAGCAATTACAACGAGTTAACATCACTTTATGGCCGCATATTGTTGCTGGCCATGCAGGCCAAGGTCTACAGGCCATGGTCCCTTGCCGACTTCGACCGGCTCTTCGTGCCGCCGGTCATGCTTGGCCAGTATTACACCTTCGAGGACGGTGACGTCCTTACCGGCTTTGCCTCCTGGGCCAACCTGACCGAGGAAGCGGAGGCCGGTTTCCTGAACAGATCGCGAAAGCTGCAGCCCGGCGATTGGTCTGCCGGCGACTATTCACGCATCTGGCTTATCGACTGCTTAGCGCCGTGGGGCGGAATTATGAAAATTACCAGACATATCACCAAAGATTTACGCGCCAAGGCAGAGGCTGGCGGCTGGCCAGCCAAACGCGCCAGGTGGACGCGAACCTATGGCGATGGCGTCGTTGGACATATCGGGAGCGTAAACCGATGAGCGGCGACGGCGACGGCGACGCAGCCGGTAGCGATAACGAAGGCATCGCCATGGGCGAGATCGACGCAGTGGACAATGAGACGTCTACCAGCAACCCCGACGATCCTGGCCCAGCCGGCGTCGGCACCGGCATGGATGAAGATTTTGGCGACCCCGACGCCACAACAAGCGTTGGGTCAGCTATTGGCGATACGCTGAGCTTTAGTGAGGCCATCTCCGAAGGCTTCAAGAATGCAACCGCCAAAGACCCCGGCATGATGGCACTCACCAGCGCGATGCCCGGTATGGGCATACTGAGCTTTGCCGCAGCGTTGGCCAATGCGCCGGAAGGCAGCCTGGCCGGCGACGGCAGTTCTGACCCAGACCCTGGCGGTGAGGCCGGGGCCATCGGCGGTCCACCGGAGCCTGTAGAAACGCCGCGTCCAGCTGCGTCTGCGCCGGCAGCAGGCTCGGTAGTATCGCCACCGGCAGAGCCAGTAACAAAAGAGACAAGCACAGGCGCGGTTGCAACGCCATCTGCTGATCCGCCGGCAGCGCCTAACGTGACGCCAAACAGAGCAACGGCTGCGCCGGGAACACTGCTGCGCCGCCGCAGGCGAACGCAGACCATCTTGACCAGTCCGCAGGGCGTGCTTGGCGGCGCAGTAAGCACCAGAGCTGGCCGACGCACCAGGTCATTACCACGCAAAACATTACTAGGCGGTTAACGGATGCCAGAAACAGACGAGATGGCGGTCACGCTGCTCAAGCGTCTATCGACCTTGGAGACGCAGCGGCAGACCTGGGAAGACCTGTGGCAAGATATTGCCGACTACGTCGTGCCCCGCAAGGCCGACATTACGGTCAACCGCTCGCCGGGCGACAAGCGTACCGACAGGCTGTTCGATGCCACTGCCGTACACGCCGCCGAGCTGCTGAGTGCCAGCCTGCACGGCATGCTGACAAATGCGTCAACGCCATGGTTCTCCCTGCGCTATCGCGACCCGGCGCTCGATGCTGACGACATTGCCAAGGAATGGCTGGAAGCAGCCACCGACGTAATGTACCAGGCCTTTGCCAGGTCTAATTTTCAAGAGCAGATACATGAGCTGTATCACGACCTGATCACGTTCGGCACCGGCATCATGCTGGTCGAAAGCGATGAAGAGCAACAGATCAGGTTTTCCACCCGGCACATATCTGAATGCTTTTTAAGCGAGGACGACCAGGGCCGCGTCGATACCGTCTTTCGCAAGTTCAAGATGCCGGCGCGATCAGCCTACGCGAAGTGGGGCAGCGACGTTGGCCAGCGTATAGAGAAGCTGGCAGAGAAAGACCCGTATGCCGAAGTCACCCTGGTGCATGTCGTCAGGCCGCGCGACGACCGCGACGTCACGCAGTACGACAACAAAAACATGGCGTACCAGTCCTGCTACATAAATCCAGACGAGAAGATCGTGCTGTCCGAAGGCGGCTTCGCGAGCATGCCGTACTTGTGTCCACGGTATCTCAAAAGTTCGTTCGAGCTTGGCTATGGAAGATCACCAGCCAGTAGCTCGCTGCCAGACATCAAGATGCTCAATAAAATGTCCGAGGTGACGATCCGCGCAGCGCAGAAGCAGGTCGATCCACCGCTCATGGTTCCTGACGACGGCTTCATGCTGCCGATCCGCACGGTGCCTGGCGGGCTGAACTTCTACCGCGCCGGCACCCGCGACAGGCTTGAGCCGTTGCAGATCGGTGCCAACAACCCGCTCGGCCTCAACATGGAAGAGCAGCGCCGCGATGCAATCAGGCAGAGCTTCTACGTCGATCAGCTGATCATGGGGACCGGCGGTCAGACCATGACGGCGACCGAGGTTATTCAGCGTACCGAAGAGAAGATGCGTCTGCTGGGGCCGGTGCTTGGCAGGCTGCAGGCCGAGCTATTACAGCCGCTGATCGACCGCTGCTTCCATCTGCTGCAGCGTCAGAACGCTTTCCCAGAACCGCCGGAAGAAATGGACGGCATGACCGTTGATATCGAATACGTCAGCCCGCTGGCGAAAGCTCAGCGTAGCGGCGACGTGCAGTCGGTGCTGCGGATGTTCGAGCTGCTGATGCCGCTGACCCAGGTCGATCAGGCCGTCCTCGACTACATGGATACAGACGGCATGGTCAAGCACCTGATCAAGGTTCTCGGCGTGCCGGCATCTACCGTGCGCGGCGAGCAAGAGGTCTACCAGAAACGTGTCGAACGCCAGCAGCAACAGGCACAGGCCCAGCAGATGGCGCAGGCGCAGCAGATCGCTGAGACGGCAGGGGCTGCAGCGCCGATGGCTAAGGCTCTTAATGTCGGTAACATTATCGAGGCCAATGCTGTGCCGCAGGCCGCAGAATGACGCCTGACGAGCTGAGACAATTATACCGAGGCGTCTTCAATAGCGAAGACGGCCAGAAGGTCATCGATGACCTGAAGACCCGCTTCTGGTTCCACGCGCCGGTTCACGCACCCGGCGACACACATGAAACAGCATACCGCGACGGCCAGCGATCAATCGTGCTGTCGCTGATCGCAATGCTGCAGGAAGACCACAGAGAGTTACCGACAACAACCATAGAGGAATAAATCATGTCCGATGAGGAACAGGTAGCGGATGTCTCGCAAGAGGTAGCACCGTCTGTAGCGAATACGGATGCCGGCGACTGGAGAGCAAGCCTGCCGGAAGAGATTAGAGATCATAAATCGCTTGGATCGATCAAGGATGTTGGCAGCCTGGCCAAGGGCTACCTGCACGCTCAAAGCATGGTCGGCGCTGACAAGGTGCCGATCCCAGGCCAGTGGGCGACGTCCGACGACTGGAATGCGGTCTACGATAAGCTGGGCCGGCCAGAAGATGCCAATGGCTACGAGCTGACGATGGGCGATGGCGTTGAAGCCGACGCCGGCATGGTCGAGTGGTTCAAGACGACCAGCCACGACGTTGGGCTGTCCGGGCCGCAAGCACAAAAATTGATGACTGCATATAACGATATGCAGAGCAGTCGAACGCAACAGGTCACCGATGCTGTGGCCCAGACCCGCACCGACGCGGAGCTGGAGCTGAAGCGCGAATGGGGGCAAGCGTATGACCAGCGCATTGGCTATGCCAGTGCGGTACTACAGAATTTCGAGGCAGCGGATATTTCCGATCTTAGGCTGGCTGACGGTAGCCTGCTGGGTGACAACCCGGCGGTCGTCAAGCTGATGTCCAAGGTCGGGCAATTCATTGCCGAGAAGACCGGCGAGGATAGTTTCGCCGGCAGTAAGGGCTCTGGTGTTATGGCACCGGACGAGGCCCACAGTAAGCTCCGCGACATTACGGCAAAAGATTCGCCGTACTGGTCACAGCGGCATCCAGAACACGATTGGTATGTCGCTGAGGCCATGCGTCTCAGGGAGTTTACCGCCGCAGGGTAGCCGCCAAACGGTCCTGCTGCTTGCGCTAAAGCAGCGTCGTCCTAGCAGACGTTAAACGCAAGAGAGGTCCGGCATCCGCCGGGGAGCCCTTCGATCCAACCCGCAACGTGGATCGGAGGTTTTTTATGTCCACACAAGTAACTACTGCCTTTGTGCAGCAGTTCGGTAGCAATATCGATCTGCTGTCACAGCAAATGGGCAGCAAACTGCGTAGCGCCGTCTCGGAAGAGAGCGTTACCGGCGAGAAGGGGTTTTTCGACCAGGTCGGTCTAACTTCCGCCCAAAAAAAGACGAGCCGTCACGGCGATACGCCATTAATGGAGTCACCGCACTCCAGGCGCATGGTCACGATGGACGAGTATGAATGGGCAGATTTGATTGACGGGGCTGACAAGGTCCGTTTACTCGCTGACCCCACGTCTTCCTACGCACGGGCCGCTGCATTCGCAATGGGCCGGGCGATTGATGACGTGATCATCACCGCCGCTACTGGGTCTGCCTCTACCGGCAAATCCGGCAGCACCTCAACCGCTCTGCCTGCCGGCAATATCGTCGCGCATGGATCGGGTGATATGACGGTCGCCAAGTTGCTCTCGGCCAAGAAAATCTTGGATGAGAACGACGTCGATCCGAGTATCAAACGCTACATTTGCGTAGCACCCGCACAGATCGAGGCCTTGTTAGGCATCACTTCAGTTACGTCGAGCGACTTCAATACGGTGAAGGCTCTGGCACAAGGCGAGGTCAACTCGTTCCTGGGCTTTGAGTTCATCGTTTCGACACGACTGGCTGTGGCGTCCAGCATCCGCACCTGCTTTGCATGGGCGGAAGACGGCATCAAGCTGGGCATGGGCAAAGACATCGTGAGTCGCATAGACGAGCGAGCCGACAAATCTTATTCCACGCAGGTTTATTACTGTGCCCAGTTTGGCGCAACCCGCATGGAAGAAGAGAAAGTCGTCTCGATCCTTTGCGATGAATCGGCATAAGGGGGAATAGACAATGGCTACTGTATATTCCACTGGACGCACCACGTTCGGTCAGAACGACCCTGCTGATCAGGTCAAAGCCAACGAGCTTGGCGGTCGCGTAAGAGTTGCCTATGGCACTTACGAGGCTTCCTCACTCGCCAGCGGCGACGTGATCGAGATGTTCGCTCTGCCTGACGGCGCGCGTATCATATCGGGTGTCCTGGCGCATGACGCGCTCGGCGGCTCGACCACCCTGTCTGTAGGCCATGCTGCCTACACCAACAGCTCAAGCACGTCTGTCGCGCTCGATGCTGACGAGTACAAGGCGGCTGCGGCCTCCACGTCAGCTCAGATCGTAGACATCGCTGCAACTCTTGCGCTCGGCGCGTTCTCGGAGGTTGATCTTGATACCTCTGGCGCGACCAAGAACAACGAGTTCATCGTTACGGTAACGATGGGCGGTGCCGCCGGCACCGGCACCATCGACGTTATGATGATGTATGTGCTTGACTAACTCGCCTAGTGGCGGCTGGCCAGTCTTGGCCAGCCGCTGCCTTTTTGGAGACGACCGGCATGTCCGTTGTTGATATCTGCAATTCCGCGCTGAACCATATCGGCGGCAATAACATCACGTCGCTGACCGAGGACAGCAAGCCAGCCCGGCTGCTGAACCAGAGGTATGAGCCGGTGCGCGATGCGGTCTTCAGGGCGCATCCCTGGAACTGCCTGGTCGCCAGGACAGACCTGGCTGCGGACAGCACAGCGCCGGCATTCGATTTCAGTAACCAGTACACATTGCCGTCAGACTGCCTGCGGGTTCTGCAGGCGCAATATCTCGATACCGTATTCAAGGTTGAAGGCCGCAAGATATTGACCGACGAGACCACCTTTAATTTGATTTACATAAAACGCGAAACCGATACGGCGCAGTACGACAGCCTGCTGGTCGATGCCCTCGCCGCCAGGCTGGCGAGCGAGATCGCCTACCCATTGATTGCAAGTTCTGTTGTGGCCAATAGCATGCTTGCGGTCTTCGACCAGAAGGTCCGCGAGGCCAGGTTCGTAGATGCGACCGAAGGCATGCCGGGCAGCATCGATCAGGTTTCCGATACCGGCAGCATCGAAGCCAATACCTTCATAGCTGCGCGGTACTGATATGCCCAAGGCTGCGGCAGCATTAACCGACTTCACGGCGGGCGAATTATCGCCGCGCCTCGATGGCCGGGTTGATCTGCAAAAATACTTTTCCGGCGCGAAGGTGCTGCAGAACATGATCGTGCATCCGCACGGCGGTGCATCGCGCCGGCCCGGCACGATCTTTGTCGCGGAAGTGAAGACGAGTAGCGAAGCTGCGCGGCTTATCCCGTTCGAGTTCAATGTCACGCAGACCTATATCTTGCAGTTCGGGCCAAGTTATTTCCGCATCTTGAAAGACGGCGGTCTGATCGAAAGCGGCGGCTCGCCGGTCGAGGTAGCCACCAGCTATACAGAGGCCGAGCTGCCGGAACTGAAGTTCGCGCAAAGCGCCGACGTGATGTATGTGGTGCATCCAGATCATCCGCCCAGGAAGATCAGCCGGACCAGCCATACGGCCTGGACAATCGCAAACGTCACTCTCGTTCGCGGCCCGATGCAGGACGAGAACCTGACGACGACGACCCTGACGGCAGGTGCGCGGACAGGCAGTGTCACCATCACGGCAAGTGCATCGACCTTTGCATCGACCGACGTTGGCAGGTTGGTCAAGCTGCATAATGGTTATGCTGCGATCACAGCGTATTCTTCAGCAACGTCTGTGACGGCAACGGTGCAGGAAAACGAAGACCTGCGGTCGGAACTGCAGCCGAGCTATACGGCGTCTACCATTGCATTGCATGAGGGCGACCCCAGCGCGACCGGGCTGGAACACAATGACCGCATAACCGACAGCGGTAAGAATTTTGTCGATGAAGGCTTCAAGACCGGCATGAACATCACGGTGGCCGGCGCAGGCACGGCTGGCAACAATGGCTCGTACCTGGCAGTGTCTGTTACTGAAGACACCATACTGCTGGCACCATCTGATGACGTGACGGCGGAAGCGGCGTCATCGAGCATCACGATATCCGGCGACCTGACGGCGCATACCGAATGGTCGCTCGGCGCGTTGTCGGCAACGACGGGCTACCCGTCAGCCGTGTCGTTATACGAACAACGCCTGGTTTTCGCCGCCACGGCAACCCAGCCTCAGACGCTTTTCTTCAGCGTATCTGGAGACTTCGAGAACTTCACGTCAGGCACGGCAGACGCCGATGCGATGATCTACACCATCGGATCCAATCAGGTGAACGTCATTAGATACCTGGCATCAGGCCGGTCGCTGCTGGTCGGCACGTCCGGCGGTGAGTTCGCCGCCAGGGCCGGCGATAGCGATGCCGCCATCACGCCGACTAACATTCAGATCAAACGGCAATGCACATATGGCACGGCGGATATCCAGCCGGTGCAGGTGGCCAACGCCACGCTGTTTGTACAGCGAGCCAAGCGCAAGCTGCGTGAGCTGACGTACAACTTCGACACCGACAGCTACACCGCGCCGGACCTGACAATCCTGGCCGAGCATATCACCGAAACCGGCATCTCCGAGGTCAGCTACCAGCAGGAGCCGGACAACATCGTCTGGTGCGTCCTGGCGAACGGCAAGCTGGCCGGCATGACCTACCGCCGGGAAGAGAACGTCGTAGCCTGGCACCAGCACAAGATTGGCGGCGTCTTTGGCGAGGCAACGGTCACCGTTACGGACTACGCCAACATCGATACCGGCACAGATATAATCGTCAGCAAGTCTGACGGCACGACCGTGACCTTCACGTCTGAGGCGGCTGGCGGCAGTGCGCCGACCGAGGATAACGGCTGGCGACCTAACGGAAGCAATGATGCGACGGCTGACAATATCTTTACCGCCATCAATGCCCATGACGACTTCACGGTGGCCAATCCTGCGGCCAACGTCGTAACGATAAAGGAAACGCTGAAGACCGGCACAGACCCGCTGACGGTTACCAGCAGAGACCTGACAAGGCTGGCTGTCACGAGTGAATCATACGCTGTAGTCGAGAACATCGCCGTCATTCCAGGCGACCTTGATGAAGATGCGATCTACATTTTGGTCAAGCGGACAATCAACGGCGCAACGAAACGATACATCGAATATTTCAATGTTTTTGATTTTGGCAGCAACGTCGAGAATGCGTTCTTTGTCGATAGCGGTCTGAGCTATTCAGGTTCGGCATCGTCAAGCATTTCAGGTCTTAGCCACCTCGAAGGCGAGGCTATCACGATCCTGACCAATGGATCGACGCACCCAAACAAGTCGGTGGCGTCAGGAGCGGTCACGCTAGACCGCACGACGACGTATGGCCATTTCGGACTTGGCTACACCTCGACGCTGCAGACCATGCGGATCGATCAGGGATCGGCGCAGGGCACGTCGCAGGGCAAGACAAAACGCATCCATGACGTCACGGTCAGGCTGTACCGATCAGTCGGCGTCAAGGTCGGCCAGTCATCCGCGCAGCTCGACCTGATACCGTTTCGATCCAGCGCCGACGAGATGGGCCTGCCGGTGCCGCTATATACCGGCGACAAGGATGTCGAGTTCGATGGCGGCTATGACACCGATGGCTTTGTCGTCGTTCGACAGGATCAGGCTTTGCCGCTGACGGTCCTGGCAGTTTATCCACGGCTGACCACTTTTGACGAGTGAAGCTGATCCCCTTTGTGCCAGCGCATGCCGAGGCATTGCTGGCTGACAGACTAAACGAGGGCTGCCCAGAGATTGTTGACGACTGGGCTGCATGGATTGGCGACCTGGTCAATCCAGACATGGCCTTCACCGGGGTCGAGAACGGCCACCTGATCGGCAGCGCCGGGTTGATCCGAATATGGCCGGGCGTAAGTGAGGCCTGGTTCGTTGGCTCCTGGCGTTTGAACAACAACGTCATGGCCGGTGCCAGGGCGACCAGGCGCAAGCTCGATGAACTTATGACAGCGCATGAGCTGCACCGAATACAGGCCGTAGTCAGGGCCGACTGGCCTGCTGCCAGGCGCTTTGCGCGCTGGCTAGGCATGAAGGAAGAAGGCGTGATGAAAGCATACGGCTCCGATAAACAAGATTACATACGGGTAGCGAAGATCAATGTCTGACCCATTGTCAATTGGGCTGATGATTGCCGGCACAGCTGCTGCCGTTGGCGGCGCGATCTACTCAGGGAATGCTGCAAACCAGCAGGCTGGGTACAACGCGCAGGTTGCCGAGGGCAATGCAGACCGGGCCGAGATCAAGGCCGAGCAGCTCGTCGCAGAAAACGCCCGGCGTGCCGTGGAGTTCCGAGAGGACTACTCTGATTTTGCCAAGCAACAAGAGGTGGTCAGAACGAAGTCCGGCGTCTATGCCTACAGCGGCACGCCTTTGCAGACGGCAATGCGGTCAGCGCAGGAAGCTGACGAGGAGCTGGAGCGGCGGCGCTACAACGCATCGCAGGGCCGGCGCGACGTTGAAGACCAGGCTGCCGGCTTCCGCGCCAACGCCGTCAACATTCGCATGGGCGGCAGAGCCGCGCGGACGGCCAGCTATTTCCAGGCTGGCACAGCTTTGATGAGCGGCGCTGCGCGCGTGTCGAGGTACTCGTAAATGGCAGAGATTAAAATCTTTCGGGCGCAGACCGAGCGCGGCCTGACGTCTGGTCAGCCGCTGGCCCTGAAGGCCCCAGACCTTGGAGTGGTCGGTCGCACGGCATCGCAGTTTGGTGAGGCTCTTATCAATATAGGCGAGGAACGCGCCAAGATTGCCGGGAGTACGAAGGCTAGCGCGGCCCTCAGCCTGTACCAAAACGATCTTCTGCAGGCAGAGCGTGACGCTCGTAAGCAGAAGCCAGAAGACGCCGAGGCATACTACAAACGAGAGAGTGCCGCAGCATACGACAAGCATGCCGGCAGTCTTAACAGCAGATATGCGGCATCGCTATTTGCGAAGCCAGCAGGCCAGTCGAGGCTGGCATCGCGTTCCAAGTTCTTCAAGGAGAACGATGCCAGGCTGGAGAGTGCTGCGATAGCAAGCAGTAATCTCAGGGCCGAAAGCTATACGAAAATCGTTTCCGACCCCGCCCTGTCTTTCGATGCGCGTTTTGATGCGTTTGAAGCGGCGCAGCTGGAATACCA